ATCTTGACCCTTTTCTTGTTAATAATAAATGTATTAAACAATTTCTTATTTCCTCTTGGTTTGTATTAGACACATCTAAGTATCTACCAACAAACGAGTCTCTAAAAGGAAAACTTATACCATACGAAATACCTGTTGCCATATCACATATAAATATAAGTCATAGAATTTTTAAGTAAAAAAAAATCACGACCTAAGTCGTGATTCTTAATTTTAAGATGAACATCCAAAACATTCAAAGTCAGAGTTCTCAGGTCTTGGTGGTAAATTCAAGTTAGAATAATCAACCTTTGGTGGTTCAGGAGTAGCCTTTGGTCTTTCTTTTTTTGAAATGTCCATTGCCAAGTGTTTTGCTCCTGTTGAGATTGCTTTGGTTCTAACATAATAACAAAGTGTTTTCAACCCACTATCCCAAGAGTGGAAGTGTGATGAGGTAATCTTTGATAATGTTGGGTTAGACATATAGATATTCATTGACTGTGATTGATCAATAAATGGTGCTCTATCTGCCGCCATATCAATAAGTTGTTTTTGTGAAATCTCCCAAATTGTTTTGTATTTAGGAATTAAATGTTCAATTCGTTTCACTTTCTTATTGTAATTTTTATCTTCAGGATCCAAATAATTATTGAAGTTAATATTTTGGATCGATCCTTCATTAAATATGATTTCATTTTTCAAATCCTCACACCAAATACCAATCTTCTCAAAGTCATTGATTAGGTATTTGTTAACGATCATAATTTCACCACCAACAACTCGTCTGTTAAAGATTGCCGAGTGTGCCGGTTCTGTCATTTCATATGAACCTGTGATTTTGGCCGAAGACGCCACAGGCATTTGAGCGGTAAACAATGAATTACAAACACCGTGAGATTTAACATTTTCTTTTAATTTATCCCAATCCCACATTCCTGAAAGTTGTGTTTCATCAATATCCCACATATCAAATTGGAAAATTCCTTGTGACATAGGTGACCCATTAAAGAAGTCGTAAGCCGTGTATTTACCGTCAATACACAACTGATTACTTTCATAAATAGCTGCGTAATAGATGGTTTCAAAAATATCTTTATTTAATTTTCTCGCCTCTTCAGATGTGAAGATATAATCCATTAAATAAAATACATCCGCTAATCCTTGTGTTCCGATTGCAATTGCTCTTTGTTCTAATCCACCTTTTCTACCTTTTTCTGTTGAGTAGTTATTAATTTCCACAACTTTATTAAGTGATCTCACAACTTTTCTAACCTCAGTGAATAAAAGTTCAAAATCAAACTTACCTGACTTAATAAAGTTTTTTAATACCATAGACGATAACGTACAAATTGCGGTTGTATCCTCATCTGTATATTGATAAATCTCGTTACAAAGATTTGATTGTTTAATCACACCTATGTTTTGATGATTAGTTTTCTTATTTGCATTGTCTTTAGAACATAAATAAGGAACACCGGTTTCAACTTGGGATTCGATGACTTTAGTCCAAATATCTTGAGCCTTAACTTTCTTACCAAGTCCCATAGATACCGCATTACTATAAACTTCTTCATATTCATCACCATAACATTCTTGTAATGGTTTTAAACCAGCTTTCTTAATATCATTAGGACAAAACAAATACCAATCACTATTTTCTCTTACCGCCCTCATGAAGTTATCAGGAATCCAAAGCGCTGTAAATAAATCACGAGCTCTCAACTCTTCAGCACCTGTGTTCTTTTTAATATCTAAAAGATCAAAAATATCTTTATGCCAAGGCTCAAGATAGATAGCTGCGGAACCTGGTCTACGACCTTGTTGATTAAAGAATCTGAGTGATTCATTAACAATCTTAAGGTATTTTAACAAACCACCAGCGTATCCACCTGAACTAGAAATTCTACTTTCTTTACTACGAATGTTAGACATAGAAAGTCCAATACCCGCTGCGTCTGATGAGAATGTAGAAATATCTGTTAAAGTATCTAACAAACCTTTTCTTGAGTCAGCATCATTATAATGAAGTACACAAGACGCCAATTGAGGAACTTTGGTACCCGAATTAATCATAATTGGTGTCGCCTTTGAGATCAATTGTTCCGATAAGGATTTGTAATATTCAAAAGCATCTGTGATGTTTGAGGTCACCCACAATGCAACTCTCATGTACATATGTTGTGGTCTTTCAATCACTCTACCATTTGGTCGTTTCAATAGATACATTTCTTGTAATGATCTCCAAGCAAAGTAATCAAAGTTATAATCATTTTCGTGATTGATTACCGCATCGATTGTATCTTCACCGTATTCTTTAATGGTCTCAATAAGCTTCTCATTGATAATCCCATCCTCATAAAGTTGCATCATAGTCTGTGAAAAACTATCATTTGTTTCTTTATGGTATGAAGAAATTGCAACCGATGCTGCCAATCTTGAGTAGTCGTGATGACTACCTGTATAAGATGCCGCAATCTCGTTAACCAACTTGTCAAGTTCTTTTGTGGTTACTTCACCTTCAGTTGGTACTGAAGTAATAACTTTAATAAAGATTTCGTCTGAATTAACATTCAAACCTTTTGAAGATCGTTTTACTCTGTTGTAAATCTTTTGTGGATTAAATGAGACAACCTCACCACCTCGTTTAATAATTTTTAATGACATAATCTAATATTTAAAAGTCGTCTGTAAATGTTATTGTTTCATTCAGTTTTGCCTTCTGATATTCCATTGTTCTTGATTCAAAGAAATTACCTTTGGTTTCAACCGCAATTTGTTCCATGAATTTGAATGGTTGTTCAACATTGAATTCTTTTTTACATCCAAATTTAAGTAACAATCCATCAACAACAAACTCAAGATATTGTTTCATCAAGTTTGAATTCATACCAATTAAAGAAACAGGTAATGACTCAGTGATAAATTCTTTTTCAATTTCCAATGCGGATAATAAAATTTCTTTAATTCTCTTTTCACTTGGTTTATCTTCAACGTGATTGTTTAATAAGTGAATTGCAAAATCACAATGTAAATTTTCATCTTTAAAGATTAAAGAGTTAGCATTACATAAACCTTGCATGATACCTCTTGATTTTAACCAAAAAATAGAACAGAATGAACCTGAAAAAAAGATACCTTCAACAGCAGCAAATGCGACTAATCTTTCTGCAAATGATGCCTTTTCAATCCATTCTAACGCCCACTTCGCTTTTTTCTGAACCGCCGGTAATCTGTCTATCGCATTGAAGCATTCATCCTTTTCTTTTGCGTTTGAGATGTACGTATCGATCAGTAATGAATACATAAGTGAGTGAATATTCTCCATCGCCAATTGGAATCCATAAAAGAATTTTGCTTCGGGGTATTGTACTTCTCGGTAAAAGTTTTCTGCCAAGTTTTCGTTAACAATTCCGTCTGAAGCTGCGAAAAATGATAATATATTCTTAATAAAATATTTTTCTTTTTCTGTTAATGTTTCCCAATCTCTGATATCGTTTGTTAAATCCACCTCTTCTGCGGTCCAAAACGCCGCTTGGTGTTGTTTGTAAAATTCCCATATATCGTTGTGTTCAATAGGGAAGATGACAAATCGACTAGGATTTTCTACTAGTATTTTTTCCATTTATTATAAATTTACTTATTTGTTAATTTGACTGTGTTTCTCGTTGTTTTCTCTTTTCTAAGAGTTCCTTAACTCGTTGTCGTTGTCTTTCTTCTTTTTGTTCTTCAAGACCTAAGAACGTTGTTGTACTTTCTGTATCTATCTCCAACATTGCGTTGTCGAACTTACAATTTTCAAACACTACTCCGTCATCACCAATTCTGGATTTTGTTATTGCGATAGTTGCCAACTTTAATTCTTTTTGTTGTAATGTTTTAGCTACCGAAATAATAACGTGACCTACTTGTGCCTTTTTAATTGACCCACCCATTTGATCTGTTGTCACCACTTCTGATGAGATTGAGGATCGGTTACCTTGTGTTGCGGTCCAACCTACAATATTCATCTCATGACACATAGCTTCAAATGCTCTCATCACCGAACCTTCACTCTTCCATTCGTCACCCAAGTTCTTATCAGGAACTATACAGTCAATGTAATCCAAAACTATCATATCGATCTTTATACCATCTGCAACCATCTTTCTAATTTGATTTTTGATTTGCAACATAGTCATTGTATCTGACGGTAGTTTTTTTAAGATTAACTTATTTGGCATATCCGTTTGAATCTCATTTACTTTACTCATCACATTGTCTTTTTGGTCAGACAAATCGTCAGGATGGACACCTGTCCATAAAGTAAAATGTTTTCTTTGGATAACCTTTGGGTTGTCTTCAAAGAAGACTTGTAGAACATTAAACCCAAGATTAAAAGCGTGGTTTGACATCTTAGTCAACACAGTAGATTTACCTACCCCTGTTGGTGCCAAGATAACACCAATTTCACCTTTAGCAAGACCCCCTTTTAATAACCTATCAATACCTGGAATACCCATAGGAATTGGGTGTCTGTAATCTTCTTCAAGTACTTGGTCAAGATTGGAAAATACGTCCATCATTGATGTATCTTTATTTCCAACCAACAAAGCATCTCTAACTAATTCTTCAAGAGTGTCATAATTTTCAAATTCACCTCCATCAATTATTTTTTGAGCCTTTGTCATAACCTTCTGTAACTCTTGTTGTTTACAGAATTTTAAAGCCTTTTCTTGTACAAACCCTACACCATCAACAGGTGCATCTTTAATTTTCTTAATTGTGTCCAATACAATTTTTGACGCCACTTCTTGTTGGAGTTCGGATTTTGTAATTTGTTCTAAGGTTTCAAACGATGGTGTGTGGTCAAATTTTTTGTAATACTCTCTAATCATCTGAATGATGATCTTGAAGTATTTGTTTTCAAAATAACTGTTCTCAATAACATCGATTATAGAATGTGAAAATTCTTTATCTTCCACGATTTGATTGAGGAGTTGTAATTGAAATTGTTGTCCGAGATACTCAAAATTTTTACCTGTCGCCATAGTTTTTTTTCTTTTTTAGTATTGATAAATAGTATCAATTTTTAATAAGTTCGGGGTAAAAATGAATTAAATTTTTTGATGAAAAAATGTCAGTTAAGTTAGCAAGTATCCCTTTTAACTTTGGGCGTAGGTCTACGGTATATCTGACCTTTGGCGGGTATGGTTTAGCGTCAAACTGTCTATGACAAATTGTCATATCACCAATTTTAATTTGTAGGTTAAAATTTTCAGGTCCATCGGTAATCGATGTATTAAGTACCTCCGGGTTTTCAATAATTTCGTACTGATTCTCTAACATATAAACCACAGATCTCATCTTTAAATCATATTTCATTTCATTACAAACTTCTGTAATAAAGCTATGTAAAGTTTCAGATTTAGATGCGGTTTTGTTAAATCCTCGTACATTGAAAAATCTTTGAACGACAATGTTCTCATTACACATTAACAAAAATTCAACTTTTGTTATATCCTGTTCTTTCATTTGTTTTTTAGTTTTTTTTGTTTCTAAATTTTGTTTTTTCTTTTCTTGTTAACTTAAGAAATGGTTTCAAAAAACTTACCCAAGCATCATCACCTTTTGGTAGGTATTTGAAGAATCCGTCTTCCATCATCATTCTAATTAGATTTCTATGTCCTCTTCCGTCGGGATCCATCGACTCAGTATAATATAATCTAACTAATTCTTTGTCTTCATCACTTAAGAGTGGTTCATCTAAGTCGACAAGTTTTTGGTTTATTACAAAAAATTCATCACCAAAAATACCTTCTTTAGTTTTACCACTTAGTAGATTCTGAAGGGCTACGTTTCCCTTTTCCTCTTTAAGTAAATTAGTACTTGTACTCAAAATATAGGGTATTTGTACTAACTCTTCAAGTAGCTCAGGAAATAATTTAATTAAAGTTTTCTCACCAAGATAAAAGATCCCGTCAATGTTGTCGGAACTATCACCAGTGAGTATCTTTACGGTCTTAACATTAAAGTGGGGAACTTCAATATCATGTAATTTAATCTTGTCCCCCAACTTGTAATATTGTTTTGTGGATGGTGAATAAATTGATACTTTCTCAGAAATAAGTTGAGTTAAATCCCTATCACTTGAGAATATAGTTTTTGTCTCATCTAATGACACTTGACAGTAATAAGCTATCAAGTCATCAGCTTCTGAGTTATCCGTCTCCAATTGTCTTACAAACATCTCCTCGAGGTATTGTCTAACTCC